GAACGTCGGATTCGGCTTCAGCTTGAACATGCGCGCCCCTTACTTACAGACGATGCGGAATTCGTCGTTGCCGGCCGCCGTGGGCAGCAGGCGCAGATCGAACTGCGTCATCGCCACGCCGTCCTGATCAACGATCGTCGGGTTGCTGAACTGCGCGCGCGGCGCCCAGATCAGGAGCTTCTTGCCGTCGGCCGTGCCGTGCTCGATCGAGACCGGCTTCGGTGCGTTTGCGCGCACGTCGGCGCGGAAAGCAATCTCGTCGGCCACGTCGAGGTCGAGCGTCACCTGACCGGTGGCCGCGCGGTCGGTGATCAGCACGCGATCGACGCCCAGCATCGGCTGATAGACGGTGTTGTTGCCCAAGTTGAACGTAAAGCCGCGCGAGGCGAAGGCGTTGCCGCCGGTGACCGTCCCGGTGCTGTACGTTCCGCCCAGCTTGAAGTCGGCGGTGTTGTAGTTGGTCACCACCTCGGGCAGCTGCCAGCCGGTGTAGTCCGGCGTCACGGCGCTGGCCTGCACCACGCCATCGAAGCGGCACATGTAGTTGAAGCGCAGGCGCGGCGCCTCGCCGATATTCATCACAAGCTCGACCGTGCCGCGGGCGCCGCCCACCTTGTAGCGCACGCCATCCAGGACGTAGTGGAACGCCAGCGACTCGAAGTTCTCCGAGACGGGCGCGTACTCGACGCGCTGGCTCAGCGTGACGGTCTCGGACATGCCGCAGCCGCGCAGCAACAGACCCCACTGCGAAACGAGACCTTTTGCGCCAGACGGGGCCATTTCGCACTCGAAGGAAAGTTCCATTTGGTCGTCGCCGACCAGCTCTTCGGATGCGCCCAGGTACGGCCGGGTCACATCGCGGTTGCGGTTGTTGCTGACGTAGTTCAGCGTCACGTTCGAGACGAGCAGCGCATCGGCGCCCACCCAGCTCGCCGGCTCAGTGCCGTAAGTGCCCTCGAGCTTGGCGAGGATGACGGTTTTGCGGATGAACCGCTGAGTCTGGTTGATTGCCATGCTTTACTCCTTCGCGGCGGGCGCTTTCTTGGCGGGGGATGGCTCGGCGGGCTTGGTGGCCGGCGCCGGGTTGTCGGGGGTGGAACGCACCAGCTCGCCGTCCTCCTGGCGATACCAGCGCCCGCCGGCTGCGGGGGTCAGGTCTTTCTGTTTGCTCATGTCGGTGTCCATTCGAGCTGGCTTGCAATCGTGCGGTGGCGCACGGACAGCAGCACCGTGGCGGCGGCGAACACGCCGTCGCCCTCTTCGTACTGCCACTGGATTTCGGGCTCCAGGCGCGCATCGATCACGCCCAAGGCCGGCGCCCGGAAAAGCGCCAAGCGCCCCCAGGTGTCGGCCAGCAGGGTGTCGATCGCATCGGCTGGATTCGTGCCCGCGGGGCCGCGGGCGTAGCACTCGACGGCGTAGTCGCTCACCCAGGTGTAAGTACCCAGGGTGAGGTCGTCGCCGCGGGCGCGTAGGTGGCGGATGACGATCGCGGCGCCGGAGGCCTTAACCGGCAGGGTGCGATTGATCATCACGCGGTCGGCTGGCAGCAGCGCCGGGGCGGCGGTCAGATGCGCCCGGATCGCGGTGGCGATGGCGCCGAAGGCGGTCATTCGCGCACCTCGGCCAGCTGCGCACGCATCATGTGCGGGCCGATGCGCTGCGGCAGGCCCACGACTTGATAGTGCACGCTATTGATCGTGAGCAGCGCCCCCTCGCTCAGATCCGCCGCGCTCGCCAGGTACTCGATGCGCATGTCGGCCATCTGCAGCATGTCGAGCGCGTCACCATCGATCGCATCAAACTCGGCGACGAAGATAGGCGCGGCATCGGGATAGACGACCACGTTCGAGAGCATCGCACTGGTCTGTTGCGCCAGGCGTGCCTCGATCGCGGCGAAGGGGGCGAGCAGCGTCACTTGGCAGCCTTGGCCTTCGGGGGCTCGACGGGCGCAGCCTCTGCAAAGCCGCGCTCGATCAGCGCGCCGGCCTCGGCTTCGTCCTTGATGTCGATCTCGCCACCGGGCGGGATTTCCCCGCCGGGGGTGACGAGGGTAACGAGCGCAATCAGCTTCATGTCGTCACCCTCCCCGATCAGCGCACGGTCGCGCACAGCGCGGCATTGACGCGGTACGGGACCATCAGCGGCGCCGACTGCATCAGCAGGTAGCGCACGGCCGGGTCTTTCTCGACCCACGACTTGGCGAAGTACGGCAGCGCCTGGAAGCCGGCCTCTTCGTCGCGGATCGCACCGAATGCGCGCACGCCTTCGAGGTTCGGGCCGGTGACGATCACCGTGTAGTCGGGCAGGTACGGGGTCAGCTGGCCATTGGTCGGGTTCTCGTACCAGCCGGTGTAGACCCAGATGTCGAAGTCGCCGACGTTGCCCATGTAGCGGCCACCCTCGCCGGTGACGGTCGGGTTCAGCTGGTCGGCGCCGCGGAAGCGGTCGAGCAGCTTCTGCACCTTCGCGTCGGCGCTGAAGAGCTGCCACGCCTTCAGATCCATGATGACGGTGTTCGCGGTGGCGCCCGACTTCTCGGTCACCAGCAGCGACCACGCCTGCACATCGTCGAGCGGGCTCACGCCGGACTCACCCCAGCGGGCGGCCAGGGTCAGGGGCTTGGTGAGCGCGGCATCGCGGCCGAAGTTCACCTCGACGGTCGGGTACAGCTCGCCCGTCACGGTCACCTTGCCGGTGCGCAGGGCCTCGACCGCCATCACCTCCATGCGGCGGGTCAGCATGTCGAGCTGGTCCTGCAGCTCGCTGGCCATGATCGCCTGCATGCGCGCGGCCGGCGACAGTTCGCCGCCGATGCGCTCGCCCATCGCGCGCTTCAGGGGGCGGTTGCCGTCGAAGACGCGCTTGTCCTTGATGTACGCGGGCTTGAAGGTGTCGGTGCGGAAGCCGCGCGAGGCGACCACCTGACCGGCGACGATCGGCGAAACGAACGGCGCGATGCGACGGCGGCCGGTGTCGACGTCGAAGTGGATCTCTTCGCCCGTCTCGCGCTGTTCCTGCGCGAAGAACGAGTTCAGGATGAAGGGTTGCGGCGGCGGCAGCTCGGCGACGACGCGGCGCAGGACGCCAGTGGTGAAGATGTCCATTCCGGGTTCTCCTTAGGCTTGCGCCGTGATGAGGGTGATGCCCTTGGCGCGCAGGCCTTCGGTGATCGATGCGGCGGTGTGGCCGGCGCCGATCGTCAGGGCGTGGATGGCGAAGTCGCCGCGGGCGTAGGCCAGCGCGACCACATCGGCGGATGCGGCAGCAGCGTCTTCGGCCAGGATCAGGTCCGGCGTCTGGCTACCATCGGTGGCGGCGGAGGCGGACAGCTTGCACTTGCCCTTGTCGGCGCCGTCCGCGCTGATGGTGCCCAGCACCGCGCCGCGCACGAGGTTCGCGCCGGCCTTGATGGTCACCTTGCGGCCCACCAACAGGTGCGCGTTACCGGCGATCAGGCGATCCGGGGTGTACGTGCCCTCGGTCGCAAACTTGGTCTTGTAGTCCATCTGGGTTGCTCCTTATGCGCGGAAGGCAGCGAGGATCGAGGCGGCAAGCGCCGCTTCGTCGTTCTGTTCGCCCTTGCCGTCGAGGCCCGACACGTCCGGGTTCCCGGTGGCGGCCATCGCGGCAGCGAAGCCGGAGGCGGCAGCGGCCGGCTGCGGTGCGGCAGCCTTCGGCGCGGCGCCCAGGATCGCGGTGGATTGCTCGATCGTCAGGCCGGTGCCGATGCACTGCAGGGCGAGCGGCGAGCACGAGGCGGCCTCATGGCCAAGGATCGCGGAGACGCGGGCGCGCTCGGCGCTGGCGCCTTCTTGCACGCCTTCGGCGCGCGCGCGGTCGAGGTCGGCCTGCGTGAGGCCGGCGGCGGGCTGATCGGTAGTGCCCGCCGGCTTCTGGGGATCGCTCATAAGGGTTTCTCCTGGTTGAGCAGTTGCGCGGGCGGACTGCCCGACTGGATACGACCGGGCGCGCTGCCCGGCCAATTCGGTGATGAGGGCGTCGACGGTGCTGATGCGATCGGCAAGACCGGCAGCCTTGGCAGCCACGCCCCGGAAGGTGCGCGCCTGCGTGTTGCGCACGGCCTGCGCGTCCATGCGCCGGTTGCGCGCGACCGCATCTACGAAGAGGGTGTAGAGGCCGTCGATCTCGGCCTGCATGTCGTCACGCACGGCGGCCGGCAGCGGCTCGTAGGGATTGCCGTCGACCTTGTGCGCGCCCGCGAAGATGTGCGTAACACGGATGCCATCGGAGGCCAGTGCGGCGGAGAAATCGACGTGGCGCATCACGACGCCGATCGA